TATAGAGCTGAGATTTGTTATGGTGCCGAAGAAGTTATCAGCACCATGAAGGAGTATATTGCTTACCAGGGGATTTCATCGTCCTCTATGCCAGCTTCATAAGACTTGTCTTTAGGAGCAGCAGCATGTTCTTTCGACTTCGGCATAAGCTTAAGGTCGTGCGCTATTACGAAAAACTTTGTGCGCTCTTGACCGTCTTGAGTAGTATATTTCTGGTTATCCATTTCGCCTTGGACATACAGCAAATCGCCTACGCTCACATACTTCTCCGCAATTTCAGCAAGTTTATTGAATAGGGTGACGTTGTGCCAAGTAACCTTCTCTGTCTTCTCACCGTTCTTCACGAACTTCTTAGAAGTTACCATGCTGCAATTAGTGATTTTCACCCCACTACTGGTAGTCTTCGTGTCAATCTTACCGACTCGGCCTAAAATCGTTCCTTGGTTAACCATGATATATCCTTATAGTTTCAGTAATTGTTGCGTAAAATGATGTGCGCCTTCCCAGCCCAACTCTTCAATACTTCCGACTTCATAGTAGGCTAATGCCTTGACTAATCGTTCTTCAGTAAATTGTTTCTCAGTGATAAGTTCTTTAATCTTAAGATGCAGGTCAGCCGCTTCGCCAATATCCGCTGCTTCATCTCGATGTTCTTCGTCTTCTTGAGGCGTTTCGATAGATACCTTATGTTCCTCAATTGCCACTGATCCATAAACCACGTCCACATTGCTGACTCCTTGCTTCGTGAGAATATCCTGCTTCAACCGCTCAGTTCGTGAACCCTTGTGCTCAGATGGAGTGTAATCTGCCTCAATGATATAATCTTCGACTTCTTCTCGTGGCTTAATGCCCTTCAAAGCATCTGGGAATGCATCACGTAAACAGAACCCTCTAGCTCGAAGCTTCAACATGCGCTCAGGATATTGATTCCATACGCCACCCTTTGCCAATAAGCCCGCTTTCTTCGCCATATCCAAAGTAAAGACGCTCTCCTTATCCGCTTTACCCTTACGTTTAACCGTACAGGTGTAGCCGATTACTGCGTCATTCTTCACGATTGGAGTCTCGATAATGTCATCGAAATCGCGGTGACTCATACATAACGCTAACATATCATCACCCCACATGGCAGGTTTGCCGTTGATGACTGCGATACATTGCATTGATTGCTCTGGCGTAAGACCCACCTGATAGCCCATTGACCAGCACAAGAATAGGTCTTGCGGCTTTCCTCTGAAGCACTTGGGGACAAGTTCGCTAGTAGCTAATTGACCTGCTAACTTCATATAGTGCGGAGCCAAATCTTTAGAGAATAAACTGTCATCAAGACGGCTATTTCTCATGTGCTTGACTTCTGGCATTCTGTCTGTGACTGGCTCTAGTTCTGTATTGCTCATGTGATCCCTCACTTAATATTAAATACCCTTGTTCCCTTCTTGGTCGCCTTCCATGTAGCAACCAATTCCCCTTCTTGTCCCATGAGATATTCAGCGTTACCCATGTGCGACATTAATTCCATCTTCAACTTGTCTTCCTGCTCATTCAAATCTTTGATTGAAGCTTTGACATTCATTAATCCCACGAGTGCATTCGCTGTTCTGAAGTTAGAGTTAGCAATCTTGTCTGGATGAGGCTTGGGAAATTTCAATCTACAGTCAGCCGTAGAAATGGGATCGGGTTCAATTCGATTCTGAACACAATGCCAGAACGCAAGGTCTGCTTTAAGGATTAAGTCTTCAAGAGCTGCGTCCCGTTCGTAGATAAATTGCTTGTACTCCATTCCTCCGATGAGCACAGCACAATATCCTCTAGTGGCGTTAGTGATAAGACATTGCTTGGCGACCTGAATGAGGTACACCAAAGGAATTCCGTCCGTAAGTGCCATGTCCCATTCTTTGCGCTGGAAACTATTTGCGGATTTAGCTTCGATAACTGCATTCTCAGACTCAATCCAGCCATCCAGATTGGCAAATATAAAAGGGTAGTCAGGGTGATGAACCGTATCTGGGAACGTAACTTGCACATCATTTTCTTCAGCGAATCGATTGATAATGATTGGCTCTAAAGCATTTCCCCAATATTGCTGTTCAGTCATTTCATTATCGGAGTCAATGGCTCCAATCTTTTCAAGGTATAACTGGTATGGTGTCTTGTATGTAGAGTAACCCATAATGATAGGTGTATCAGACGCACCTATCCCTTCGTGCCTCTTAAGGCGCTGCTCATCCGTTAGCATAATTTTCCTCCCTGGAAAGGATTTATTATACACTACTATGAATATGGAATTCAAACTAGGTTTAGTTTACAATAGCATATTACTTGACCGGAGAGAGCCAATGACCGTTGATGAAGTTGAAACATGGTTTGGCAATCTGAATAAAGCTTGCCTAGCCCTAAAGATAGCCTCACAGAATATGACGAAGTGGAAGGAACAGGGATATATTCCATGGAAACAGCAGTTCAAATTAGCCGTAATTACTGAAGGCGAACTAATGCCTGATGAGGATGACCCCTACCTGCTTCGCAACCCTAAGCAACCAAAGAAACCCAAAACAAGGAAGAAAAGCAATGAATAGAAGGATAAAATTAGCAGGATTAGCACTATTAGCAGCGAGTCTGACAGCATGTGACAGAGTTCCGGCAGGTTATCGTGGAGTAATTGTTAATCTATATGGTAGTGACAAGGGAGTTTCCGAAGAATCCGTAGGTGTAGGGCGTTATTATCTAGGATGGAATAAGGAAATGTATTTATTTCCTACCTTCTTGCAGAACCGCTCATGGACTGCGGGACAAGCTATTACAATGCAGACTTCAGAAGGGTTAACTATCACCACTGATGCAGGTATTACATACCAGATTGAACCGGATAACATTGTCAAAGTCTTTACAAAGTACCGTCTAGGAATCGATGAAATTACTGATACCTTCTTGCATAATATGGTTCGTGATGCGATGAATGAAGTAGCCAGCCGTATGACTGTAGACCAGATTTATGGATTGAAGAAAGAAGAATTCATCACGGGCGTTAATAAGATTGTCATCAAGGAAGCAGCTAATAATGGCATTAATGTCGATAAGATTTATCTGATAGGAAGCTTTGTATTGCCACCATCAGTTATGAACTCTATTAATACCAAGATTGAGGCTTCCCAGAATGCAGTTAAAGTTGAAAATGAAATCGCTACGAGTCGAGCTGAGGCACAGAAGACTATTGTGGACGCTAAGGCTGCGGCTGAACGTATTATTATTAATGCTGAATCACAAGCCAAAGCTAATAAAATTCTTGCGGATAGTCTAACGCAGGAGTTCGTTTCCTATCAGGCAATCCTGAAGTGGAATGGCCAATTACCAACCACCAATGCCGGAGGAGCGTTACCCTTTATCAATGTCGGAGAGAAGAAATGAGATGGATCTTATTTAAGGTAATTTCGTTCGTATCAGTATTCATATTCATGCAAGGCGCAATCTTACCCTGGGCTATATCGAATAATTTTATGCCATTATGGGCGGATATTGTTCTGATAACCGTGATTCTGATGATGTGGCTCTGCGTGATTGACCGTATGGCGTTCCACTTACTGAAGGTATTAAGGAAGAATGATGAAGCAACTGAATGATATTAATGAATACTTAGATATGAATGTTCGGTCATCTAATGAAGCATTTCAGAATGAAATGAGCACGGACGAGAATAAGGATTATAGAAGGGGATTCCGCGCAGGAGTCCTTTTTGCTTATCTACATATGCGGTCTAACATAGGGAGTTGTGATAATGCTGCTACTGAACAACCAGCCAATTGACCATTTTCTCTTCTCAGGTGGTGAGTTTCAACTCAAGTTACCGCATAAGATTGCCGAGGAACGTGCCACACTATTGTGGAAACCTATTGATGCCTCTGAGATAACCTTCTTAGCCTTAGCAGTCAGTGCCTTAAAGAACATGGGTATTTGGGACATTGATCTCGATGTATTGTATCTACCGTATGCCCGACAAGATAGAGTTTGTAGCCCAGGTGAGGCACATAGCCTTGAAGTTATCTGTAGCTTCCTGGATAACTTAGGGTTAACCACTATCCGCATTTGGGATGTTCACAATGAGACCAAGACAGAGCAATTATTCTCTGAAACTCATGTCTGCTTCGTAACCGCTACAAATATTTTTGACCGTTATAAAGTGCTCGATGACTTTGATTTAAGTAACCTAATTATCTGTGTGCCAGATGATGGTGCTTATCCCCGTGTAGCTGACTTATGTAACTACTTTGAAATGACTCAGCCAATCGTACTGCATAAAGAACGCTGCCCTGATACTGGTCGCATAATTGGGATGAAGTCTAACAAGCATAATCGCTGCGTTGATAGCTGGAATATCTTAATCGTGGACGACATTTGTGATGGTGGTGCTACCTTCAATCAAGCCGCGCAACTGTTAAAGGAAATGGGCGCAGTTAACCTGTACCTATATGTCACACATGGCATATTCAGTAAGGGTTTAGACCTACTTCAAGAGAACTTTAAGCACATTATTTGTCACCACGTTTTACATGACGAAAAATTCAAAACTACGGACAGATTGACCATTCTTCAGGAGCATAATAATGTATCATAATCCTCTCTTTGCTATCGATTTCTACAAGGTAGATCACCGAAGACAATACCCTGAAGGAACGACTGAAATATACTCGAATTTCACACCAAGATACGTTAAAAAGAATCATAGTTTATCAGATAATTTTGATGATCAAGTCGTGGTGTTCGGCATTCAATCATTTGTTAAAGATTACCTCATTGAACAGTGGAAATGGCTATTCTTCGACCGACCTAGAAACCTTGTCATCGATGAATATAAGGATTTAATTCAGACCGCATTAGGCATTGAAGACTTATATTCATCGATGACAAGGTTTCTAGGTCGGTCGAAGAATAG